CTATTTGGTAGGGCCTACCTTGTCACCGCGACGGTTCCGAACATAGTGCTCAGTCATGGTTACCGACTTGTGCCCAAGCTGACGTTGTGCCTGGCGAATGTCACCAGCGCTATCTGCTTTGTCTGTGCCCGCTTTTGCACGCAGGTCACGGAGTTGGAACTGGTTTTTGGGGATACCCGCAGCTTCGCGGGCCCTGTCAAACCTACTCCGTAATGCCTCGGCCCCTAATGGCTGGCCGCTTTCATTCACGATGAGTCGGGTACTGGTTACTTTGTAGGCCGCTTTACGAGCACGTATCCGTTTCAGAACGGTATCCAGCATCCCCTCGATTGTGATCCGTAAGCGATGGCCGGTTTTACCTTGCCGCAGCTCTAGCGCCCCATCTTGAATATCTCGCTCATCTAAGGCCAAAGTGTCTGCCGGACGCTGCCCCGTTACATACATTAAGTCCATAGCATCTCGAAGAGGCTGGTCTGCTTTCCGGTGTACAGCGGCGTAAAGGTTGTCCTCGACATAGGTGTCTCGCCCCTGCTCTTTCGTTTTTCTAACTCCAGTACTGGGATTGGGCGCGGCAGTTAGACCAATCTCTCGCGCATAGTTAAAGATATGGCTAAATAGAGCCAACTCCCGATTCGCTCGTATGCCGCCAGCTTCGACTGGAATGGGCCTGTCACGCTCTTTTAGCCAGGCCTTCGTTTTTTCGATTCTCCAAGTGCGATATTGCCGGATGTGTTGCGGCTCAATTAAATCGAGCGCGGCGGGCGGGTTGTCGAAGAACTCATACAAAATGTCCAGTTCAGTGAGATTGTCTTTACGGGTGCGCTGTGCTTTCAATGGCAGGACGTCCCGCACATAGATCAAGGCGGCGTCGCGGAATGTAGCGGTAGAGGGCGGCACCTTGGCGTCAGCCTCAAGCTCAGCCCATTTTTGCACTGCAGTAAGGTAGTCTGAGCCCAGTGGGATCTCTTTTCGCGGCTTTCCCCCTGTATCGTAGTAGTAGAACACTCGTCCAGACCTCTGGACCCGTCGCCGCATTCTTGGCGGCAGGTTTTTATTGGTAGAGGGCTTTCTCCCCATGCCGTTTTATCCTCCTGTTAAGACACTAGGTTGCCAAGCGCGTACAGGCTTAGGGTCACTGCCAGCCGTGCGACCCTCTATAGCGGCGCGAGCTACTATTGGTCGGCCACGCGCATTTTCAAAAAACGGGATACCGGATGTCCGCAGCCATTGAACCTGCAATTGCTCCCTATGTAGCAGATGCCCGCTGATTCGTTTGCCCTTGTTGATTCCTGTGAGCTCTGCGACTTCAGCAGGCGTGAGGAACACATCTGCTCCCATATGCCCTCCCATTAAAAACCCGCCTTGGGGGCGGGTAGATTCCAATCCTTGGCCGTAACAGCCAATATTTCCAAAATCCGATCATTCATCAGCGGGCCTGCCGGAACTCCTGCAAGAACCGCTGGCGGAACTGCTCAGTTTCCAGCTCCGTGGTGCGGACCCTGGTGTTTTCCGGGTTATTCATCCAGTTCCACATGCGCGTGCTGAGCATTTGAGCGCCGGTGATCTGGCGCTGCAGCTCATCAATTTCGCAGGCGACGCAGGTGCGGCCGCGATGCACTTGGGCTTCGCCGTGCTTTTCACAGTTGTATTTCATGTCTTTTTCCTGTCCAAAGAATTAAAGGGGAAGGCTGTCCACCCACTTGAGGAACAGCTCCCAGAGTGTTTTGCGTCCGGCTTCAGCGGCCTCGGGGGAAATGCTCATGCTCCAGGCTCCTTTTCGGCCGGCGCCTGGCGCAGCATCCGCAGCAGGGCAGTACGGTACTCACCCAGAGTTAGATACGAGATAGCGGACGCATCGCAGGCAACAAAGGCCTCGACGTTGGCTAGGGTTCTTTGGAGCTGATCGATCCGGTTGGCTGCTTCGAGCATGATTGCCGTAGGCAGGACCACGCCCTCTGCAGGTCCGCTAAAGTCCCGCCATCCAAACTCCGGCTCGCCATTGGCCTGGATAGGCCCCATCGGATACTTACAGCGCAAGCGGTGGGTGAGGTCATCCATCATGGCGTTGGCTCTCCGGGGTCTGTGATCGGTGCGAGCTCATAGGTGCAGGTGTAGTCCCAGTCATTTCCACTGAACCCGAGGTCTGACAGCGCGTGCTCATGCGCTTCGTCGCTCTCGAAATCCTCCCGCTTTGGCCTTGGCTCCACGTTTTTTGCTACGGTGTGGTGAGTGATCTCTCCTGCAACGACTTGCACAACACTCTCGCTCCAGCAGTCGTCCAGATACCCTTGGATTGCGTCTTCGGCGTCAGCGTTGCGCTCTTCGGCTGTGCGGTAATACCGCATTCCATCGCCTTCTGGGTCATGAAGGAAGAATCGGTATTCCGGTGTAGGGTGATATTTGAAGCCAGTCATGCCTGCTCCTTACGGGCTGCGTCAATGGCGGCGTTGGCTTTCTCGGCCCATTGAGCAGGGTCGGCCAGGTAATGCCCCAGCAGGAAGTGGATTACTGCGGCCTGCTCATTCTCAGCACGCTTGGCAATGTCTTGACCGCCAGAACGAAGCGTGTCGGCCAACTGGGCGCACAGGAAGTTTGGCCGCCCAAGGATTGCGATTAGGTCGTTATTCAGTGGCGGCAGGGCATCCACCTTGTTGGCATTCTGCTGCGTCTGCAGTGCTTCAACCTCCTTACGCAGCGCTTCAATCTCCGCATCTCTTGCTGGGATACCCGCTTTCACATCGTCAAGCGTCTGCTGTGTAAGTGCTGTGTCTGAGTCCGAGCTTATAAGATCGTCCGCTGTTTCCGCGTCCAGCATGATCGCGCCCTCGCCGGGATAGTCCGTGCAGTAACAGTAATAGCCGCCGCCCGCTGGACCATCGGCAAACGAAATTGTCAGTTCGCATTCCAATTGCTGTGGATCGGTGTCGCGGTCGGGGGCGATGAAATCCAGAGCCTGGAGCAGCTGAGCGCCGTTCAGGGTCACAACCGACTCCGTGCTCACAGGTGCGTTGTTTTGTGTATTTGCGCTCATCGACGTTTCTCCTTCAATTGCGGGTAATTAGGATTGGGGGCGGCTTTTGAGGTAACGGGGATGAATGCGCGTGTTCCGTATACCTGAGCAGTGCGTTGCAGGTTGAACGCTTCTTGCGGGGTAGAGCGTGCCTGGTTGTGTAGGTGGGTGTTCATGCCAGTGCCTCCTGGGCCTCTATGTTCAGAATGTCGCGTAAGACTGCTGCCCGCTCAAATGCCATGTGAGCGATGGCCGCTTGAAGTTCGGCTTTGAGTTTCTTCTCGCGTTCGCAAGGCTCTACGTACTTCCTTGGTAGTGTGGGGGTATAGGTAAAGAAACTTTTTGAGTGACGGTGAGTGAAGTCACGCTGCCCTGGGCCGTAAACGAAGATCCACATATCGTTGATGCCTCCGTACACTCGTCCACGGAGCAATCGGCCCTTACTGTCCCGCAGCCAACGGGTGTCGCCATGATTGAGCTTCAAACCATCCTGGTCTGTGCGAGACCACGATGACAGTTCCTTATCCGATGGCCAGCCGTCAGCGCCACGCTCGAATCGGTCTACGCCACGACGTTTCTCATACTCGCCATTCCAGGTGCTATTGAAGTAAGCCAGAGGGTCGGGATTAGGGCTGGGGACTTTTGGGGGCTCAAATGCATACCCGGTGAATACGTTGCACAGATAGTCTCGGATTTTTCTGCGCGTACGCTCCATTTCCAGTCGCTGCAGGTAAGTCATGCGGCCCTCTTTGTTGAAGTCGTACCTCCCGCCGTTTGGGTTTTCGCCGTTTTGAACGTCTTGCCACATTTCAAGCTCTATGCAGCACCCAGATACCGAAAGCTGTGCCTGCAAGTCCCCTTTAGAGCAGGTGCGATAGTTAAGTGCGATGGCCTTATATGCGTCGGCATCTTTCCAAGGCATCACACTCCATCCGATCCGGTTGAGTACCTGTACGATGCGGCTGAACACGTCGCGTTTAAATTGACGCTCCCAAGTGGCGGCTCCAGCCCACCCGCCTGCATTTCTTGCCTCAGCAATGCCTTCTTCCCAAACCATCAGCTTTGCGTCGTGAAATTTGATGATGCCCGTGCGGTTAATACGTCCTTTAGTTAGGGGCATGGCTTTGCCTCCCATCCGTTCTCACCCCAAGCCACACAGCTGTAATCCAGCTCATGGCACAGGGATGCATATCCGTTATTGAAATGACCGTGGGTAGTGGTTTTGTGCAGGAGCACGCGCACTTCCGGGTCATGCCTGAGGGTAAAAAATTGCCCCGGCTGAATATGCTTCAAGCGGGGCAGGGGTTTTACGTAACCGGTGTGGTTGGTCATGCGACTTTCTCCCGAGGGGAGATCTGCTGATCGGAGTAGTTGGCACGTACCAGAGCGTGGGCCAGTGGAGGGCAGACGCTGTTCCCGCACATGCGGACCTGAGCCGTCTTTGTGAGTGGGCTGCCGTCAGGTTTGCGGTCGATGATGTACGAATCAGGAAAGCCCTGTGCGCGATAGAGCTCACGCGGGGAGAGCATACGTAGGCCAATGTCCACGATCTGGTAGTCAATGCCGTGGACTGTCACCAGCCCGAAGCGGTCACGGGTTGGGATTGTGTGCAAAGGCTCTCGCAAGCTCACCCCATCCTGCTCGTTTCCGTAGTACTTCACTAGGAACGAGCGAACTTCACCCACATGGCCACCACCAGCAGTCAGAGTTGGCATGGGTTCATCATGGCTCTGGCCGAATTGGTTATTGCGCAGCTTCACCAGGTGGCTGGTCACCAAGCCCATGGTGTTGCCCGTAGAAGCGCGTTTGGGTGTGCCGCCAGCCGTCACTGTGTGCAGTGGCTCATCCAGTGAGGTGCCCACACTTCCAACCCGGAACTTTGTGATGTGAGCGGTAATCAAGCTGTGGTGATCCACGCTTGTGACGGTCCCGAGAGGGTCTTGCAGGTCGCTGCCCACTACGCCGGCATAGTGCTTGGCCAGGAATGCAGCTACAACAGCATGTTTCTGCGACGCGACGATGGTGCCCAGCGGCTTGTCTAGGCCCGGAACACGCGGTGCTTGTCTTGGCCGTTCTCCGTATCCGGTTTGAATCAGGGTAGGTACAACCAGCGCGTGATGACCACCCGTTGTTACCGTTCGCAGCGGTTCATCAATACCAGCCCCCGGATGGCCGGTTGTGTTGGTGACGATGAACGGGTTCGCGGATTCGACTACATACCGCATCACACCCTTTGCAATACGTCGGCATGTTGCGTCAGCCAAGGGGCGCTTAATTCCTAGCACTCGACCTTCCTCTTTTGTGAGAAAGATGGATGGGCAGGGGATGGACCAATCAATAATGTCCGAGGCAGGGCGCCAGGCGAGCTGGCCTTTGGCTGGCTTGGCAAAGTGGGTTTGCTGCGGCCAGACAATAGGCAGGCCATCACACCGAGCCACCATAAAGAAACGCTTCCGGATGGTGGGAGCGCCGTAGTCGCAAGCCCGCAGCTCTTTGTATTCCAGGCGGTACCCAAGGGCGCGAAGCTGCTCTTTCCACAGTTGAAATGTCTGGCCCTTGCGCTCAGGGCAAGGCATGCCGTCATCGGTCAGTGGTCCCCAGGTCTGAAACTCCTCCACGTTCTCAAGAATGATCACGCGGGGGCGGACCGCCTTGGCCCATTTGACGACGACCCAGGCAAGGCCACGGATGCGTTTGGAGACGGGCTTGCCACCTTTGGCCTTGCTGAAGTGCTTGCAGTCAGGGCTTGCCCACAGCAGCCCGACTGGCCGACCGCGAGTAGCGACGTGTGGATTGATCTCGAACACATCACTGACATAGTGCTCGGTCTGAGGATGGTTGATGGTGTGTAGGGCAATGGCCTCTGGGTCGTGGTTGACGGCAATATCAACGTGCCGTCCCAGTGCCTGTTCTAATCCGGTGGATGCTCCACCGCCGCCTGCGAAAAGATCGACCGTGATCTCCGAGGCGATGGGCAACAAAAACTGCTTGGTGGTCATGGGTTGATCCTAGAAAAAGAAAAACCCCGGTTGAGTAAATCAAGCGGGGTCATGGGGTGTTGCTGTAGTCGTGATGCTTCATAGGGGAGGCATCCTATGTTTTAGCCACAGAGGATCGACTATGATTCTTGCGGGTTCGGCTATAAATTTTTTTGGTTCATGCAAGCAAGGGAAATCAATTGCATTGGCGCTTATTTTTTAAAGTGCTTGTACTTAGCGCTTTCATTTCAGCTGTGGTTGCATCTCTGTTCTTGTATCCAATAGGAGAAGCGGGGCATGTCGCTGCCTGGGTGCAAGCAGTTGGCTCAATTGCCGCGATTGCCGGAGCTGTTTATGCAGGTAGAGAGGGCGTGAGAGCCAGTGCTCGGCTGAAGAAAGAACAATTTAGACGCGCGACTCTTGTAATAATTTCCGCGTTTGTTGAAAGAGTAGAGGCCATTAACGTGGCTGCGTCGCAGCCATACGAAAAAAGACATATATCTTTATCTCAGGTATACGCGCCTTCATCGTTAGATGGTTACTTACGGGCACTAGATGCTGTCCCTGTCCTCGAACTTCCATCCCCAGAAGCAGTGTCTGCTTTACTGGAATTGCAAAGGCTGTCAAAGCATTTTGTATCGGCGGCCGATGCTTTGGATGCAGGCGTATGGAAACCTAGCAACCCGCTCTATGAAGAACTGATAGAAGCTAGTGAAAAGTGGGAAGATGTTAGTAAATATGCTTCTGAGGAGTACCCAGAGTTTTTTGATTTCAGGGAGGACAGGGATAGCTGGGTTAAGCACTCATATGATGCTCTTAGAAATAAAGTGAATTTCTCGGTTGAGTGCATTAAAAATCAAGTAGAAATACTCCATCGAGAGCTTGATTGACTCTAAATGCTCTTTTTGCAGTGGCAATGTAATTCTGTTTTTCGGAGATTTCCTAGCGTCTCGACCAGATCGCTGATCATCTTGGCTAGTTCGGAGGTCATCAAGGTCATGTCGGCATCAAAGATTTCGTCATCGTTGGCGGCCGTCACATCTTGTTTTTCAGTCAGGATGTCCAGCGGGGCCACGCGTTTGATGTCCAGCGCATCGGTCAGTACAAAGCTGATGCGATCCGCCCAGGTCATGGCCAAACGAGTGCATTGCTTGCCGGCCTCAACGTGCTTGCGCACTTCGTCAATGTCGGCGCTTTGCTTCACGTAGCGCACGGCGGCACCGCTGTCGCCGGTGGAGCGCAGTTCGGTGTCCTGATCCACGGTGAAGTTGGCTGGGGCGTCATCATTGACCAGCCAGCTCGTCATAGCGCGAGCGGGTGACCATTCGGTATAGAGCGGCTGCACGGGGAAGGGCTCCACGCTCTTGGCAAACAGGCCCAGCACCTCATCACTCTTGGCCACGGCAGCGGCATCAATCACAAACCAATGGTTTCGTGTGTCGATCCAGACCATGGTGTCGCGCTGTACAGCGTGAGAGCGGGGCATCAGGTCGATGATGATCTGCTCTTTGATTTCCTTCATCTGCTTGCGGCCTGGCTTGTAGCCTTGCTGCTCTTCGATTTCGCGGGCCTTCTCGCGGGCGGCCTGGTTGACCACGGCGCTGGGCAGCAGTTTCTTTTCAGCACGCATGCAGATCAGATACTGCCCTTTCACTTCATGCACCAGATCCCCACCTTCACGCGGTGGGACCCAGCCAAGGCTGAGCGGCTCTTGGCTGCCGCCAGGGGCGAATTGATGCTTGGCCAGCAGGTCGGCCAGAGCTTGTGCTGAAACCCCAAACTGGGGGTCCAGGCGGAAGATGCGCAGGTTTTTAAACCACATGGGTGTATTCCTTACAGGATGGGCTATGCTCACGCGGATAAATCATCGCGTGGGGTGGGCAGAAAAATGAAGAAAGAGGACAGTGAAGCGCGCACATTGGTGGCGCTTGTAGTGGGGTGTGGGTTGGGAGTGATTATTGGCGTTGCTGCCTTAGCGGCAGCTTACCCTGTATTTCAGTCGGAAAAGTGGGCGGCTTGGGTGCAGGCATTTGGCTCCATAGCGGCTTTAGGGGTTGCGATTTGGGTATTTAGCAAGCAAGCAGAGTTAACGCGGCAAATTCATGACACCGAGTCCAAGTTGAGGCTGGAAATAGAGGTGAAAAATAATGATGAGAAAAAAAGAGAAAGGGAGAGGTGGTGTAATTCTGTTGTAGCGATTTTGGAGAAAATGGCAGAGCAAATTTTTGCTATTGATCGAGATGCAGAGGCGGATTTACGGGACGTAAGTAGTTCAATATTCCAACCGATCGTTTCTTTCAGAAGATCCGATTTTCTTGCATCAATATCCGCTCTGAGGTCGTTGCCTTTGACGGATTTGGGATCTACCGATGCCGTTCAAGGTGTAATGGGTTTGGCGAACGAGGCGTCGCTCATTCTTGAGTATATGGATGCTAATAAACTTGTCCCTGAGAATGTCGAACTTGAAACTCAGCGTAAGGTTGTTTCGGATTTAACAGTTATACGACAATCGGCTCATCGTGCCATCTATCACTTTGAGAAGGCCGTGCGTGGGCTTGGGGGAGAGGTCAGGCCAGACTTGAGCTTAATGTGGTTCTAGAGGGATTTCTGGGATGGTTGCTCTTCATCCCCTTCTGAGCGGTTGACTAGGCATCAAACATGTCTCAACCTACCGGTTGGTGCTATCGTCACCATCGCGACCGCCCAGCATCTGCATTTGCTCGGCGATGATCTCGGTCGTGAAACGCTCCTGACCATCCTGACCCGTCCATTTACGGGTGCGCAGGCGACCTTCTACGTAGACAGGACGGCCTTTGCGCAGGTACTCGCCCGCAATTTCAGCCAGTCGGTTGTAGAACACCACACGGTGCCATTCGGTTTCCTCTCGGGGTTCGCCGGTTTGCTTATCTTTCCAGGTGGATGTAGTAGCAATCGAGATATTGCACACGGGGGCGCCACCGGCCTGGTAACGGATATCGGGATCTCGCCCAAGGTTGCCGACGAGAATTACTTTGTTAACTGAAGCCATAGTTAAAAGCCCGCTGCGGGGGCGATGTAGTTAAGCAGGCCAGCCGACACCGTGACCGCACCAGCAGAGCCAAGACACCAGCCGGTAGGGATTTCGCTATCAGCAGGGAGTGGTGCCCAGCCGAAACGCTCAGCCAGCCTGGGATGCAAGACTCGCACCCACAGCTTGTCGATTAGTAGCGCGGTAGTTACCAGGCCAGCAAGCAACATCAAATAAGCGAGCGCAGTCATAGCGCCTCCTGTTGAGAAAAGAAAAGCCCCACGCTTCGTTTGAAGGTGGGGCACGTAGATGGGGAAACCCTCTGATAGCAGCCCTTCTTGCGAGATAAAGCACCGCTTGCTCGGACCACACGTACTAAGGGATTGGAAGATGCTGCCGTCGCTAACACGACAGCGAAGGACTGCCATCGGAGGGTGCCCGCTTTCACCATGCGGGCCATGGGCCTGTGCGCGTGGGCTATACCCCAGGCTCGCGTATTTCCTAGTGCGATTTGGCCGCGTCTCCTGGCGTACAGAGGGTGGGTGCTCCTCCAGCCATCAGCCAACTTTGATCCCATGCCGGTATCGCCCAGCTTTCTGCGCCCGTGTACTCAGGGATTTAGCGGATCACGCCGCTACGATGCATCGCTGCTCATGGCTATCTCCAATGAATTGTTTCGGCGTGACGCTACGCCGTGAGCTTGAGATGGGGGCTCTTAGTCAGCCTATAATTGCGGCGCTATGCCGCTTTCTAGAAAACTTTTAAAGGTATGGGGATGAGATCATTTATTATTCAAATCACAGACTTGGTGATGTCAGTAGTTATTATTGCGACCACGTTTTTTGGGTTTGCTTGGTTTGGTGAGACTGGGGCTATTGGTGGTTTTATTGTGGGGGCTGCTGCGAGTGGTTTTTGGTTTGTGCTGTCAGCGATTTATCAGAATGGCAATACCCTTATTGAGCAAAATAGAGACGTGATAGCTCTGCTCGAAGAGCAGTTGGATGCAGTTTCAAATCGTCGGGAATCGGTGGAAACCAGCCTGATCGATTAAGACGGGTTAATAAGGCAGCCATGTCATAGGAATCTTGCCGGTTCGCTTATTTGGCCTACCATCTGGTTTCGGTCCGCGCACCATCACACGCAGTCCATCATGGCTAACCGTCCTGCGGGCTACTGCAATCCAGTCATGGCAGAACTGGGGTGCATCAAACTCAGGCGACACCTGGCGGTGTTTGGCTGATTCAAAGATTTTTGCCGCATGATCTGCGTACCACTGTCGTAGATCCTCTGCGGTCATCTTCTCCAGCTCCTTCTTGGGGGGGGCTTTGCGAGCCGCCAGCGCCTTGGCCAGCGATTCCGTCATACCAAATACACAGAAAGCGGACATGCCGATCTCCTATAGTAGGGGGGCGGTGTTACATCACACGGCCAAGACAATCACAAAGATAGGTGCGCAGCAGCTTCAGGGCCTCGTCCTCCTGGCCCAGCGACAGCGCCTGGAACATTGCTTGTAGAGCGGGGGCATGATCGACGCCCTCTACGCCTCGACTCTCCAGCTCTGAAATCAAATCACTTGTATCGATGTCGCTAAGCTCGACATCTACATCAATATCGACGGTCGTAGATACTGTGATGCTCGACATACAAATCTCCTCGCATGAAAAACCGCCCTGAGTAGGACGGTTTCAGATGCGGCCCCATCAGAGGGGCCATGAGTGCTGGGATTCCAACCAGCGTGACCGTTTCTTCTCTTGGCCGTCTACGCCTCACCCTCTTTCTCCGTGAACCGTGCTTTGACGGACTGGAGACGGCAGGGATACCGCGCAGAGCCACAACCATGCTTGTGGGTGCTATTGAGCCGGACGAACACGCCCACATAGGCGGGGTGAGCAACATCGGCAGGTGGGTTGTTAAAGAACGTTGAATGAATATTACCTAAAGGTAATTAATAAAACAATACCCATGGGTAATTATTTGGGCGAATGAGGTAATGGGCCTGTGCTTACCAGCAGGCTAAGATGCTGTTGCTTTTTGGAGTAATTTAAGGCAGGAGTGTTGGCGTGGAAACAAAAGAATCCCAGTTAGGATTGCAGCCCATAAAGGCGGCGGACGTGTGCCGGGTAATGATCTTTGCGTCTATCGTATGTGGCGGGATTGGAGCCCTATTGTTCGGCAAGATAGAGGCACTTTCTCGGTATGGCTCAAGCACTGAAGTTTACGTGCCTGCGTTGTATATCCCCTGGCTAATCGGCGGGGTCTTTAGCGCAGTTTTCTGGTGGGTGCTGGGCGAGATTGCTGGATCTGTGCACCGTCTTGAAAGAAGTGCAGTTGGAAGTAGCTCGGTTCAGCAGACGACTAATTTCTCGCCTAAAGCAGTCACTCAACCAACATCTCCGGTTGTCGAGCAGACAACTCAAACTTGGAGCAAAGGTACGCTGCTATTGATCTATGCGGTGGTTGCTGGTTTAGGCATTGCGCTAGCCATTTTCCTGGCAACTAAACAAGGACTTTTTGGGTAAGTCATGTGAAGTGGATGACCATCAGTCTTGTGGTGCGCAGCTGATAAAAAAAACCCGCTTATTGCGGGTTCTTTTTTGGTTGTTCAGCTGACTATGCTTGTAGATGCTCAACTCTTGCTCTAATCCAAGCCATCAAATCTTGCTCGTCTTCTATTTTCTTCTGTTGAGCACGCTGGTCACGAAAGCAAGATAAGCTGACGACGGTAGCGTTAGGAGTGGGTGATAGAGGTTGAGAAACGGTTTGTTCAAGGCTGACTTCGGGCTCTATAGGGAAGTTGAGTTCAAGTTGGGCTGGTTCGTTGTTCATGGCTATACATCCGGTTCGTTGAGCAGATCAAGGTCGGAAGAAGCAGCGATCAAACCTTCCAATATTTCAAGGGCTTCCATGCTTTTGCTAGTTCGAGGACGAACTGATTCTGCATCAAACTTTACCATCTTGCCAGCTTTCTTTCTAGAGTTAGGAGGAACCCTAAAAAGTGAAAGATAGCGTGATGGAGCAACGCCATCATACGCTAAAATCCGCACTTTTTTTGTCTCATTTTCGTCTTCAGTGATTGCATCGCTGTGAAGCTTGATGGCAAGACTCTTGGCATACGGTTCGATGAAGTAGACCTCAGAGATGCCTGCTGCGATGATGTGACGCGCACACGAGTGACAAGGGTACGTGGTTACGTAGAGTTTTCCGCCTCGGATCAGACCACCAGAATTTTGCCCGGCATTGATAATTGCATGCATTTCAGCGTGAATTGCACGGGAGAACTCAATCAAGTTACTTAGGCGACTTGATGATCGGATCGCTTGCATCGCGTCTTCGCGTCGGTCTGGTGGGATGAGGTTGCCTAGAGTGTCTAGGATCTCTTTGGTGAGCTCGCCCTTTTCCTTATCATTGGAACAATGGCCACTACCATGGTTCCAGCATCGAAAGTCATTATCTGTTGGAACATCACTATATAGACCACCATGAGGTGATGGCACATCATTCCAGCCGACACTCAGGACATTTCCATCCTTGTCTGTTGCGCACGCCCCAACTTGTCTAGATAGGCAAGCTGAATTAGCAGAAGCCATTGCAGCCGCGTACATTGCTGATTCACTCTTGGTTGGTGTAACCACCTTAGCGCCGAGCATTAAATTTACAAACCGTTCTACTCGTTCTTCTAGATGCGAATCAGTGCTTTTCTCAATGCGTAAAAACATGTCGCAACCGGGGAAGGTTTTTCTAACGGTTTGTCCGTCATCAGATTTTCCGCCAAGGTCCTCGTCTATAAGGTGATGTATTTCAAAGCTAGATAATCCCTTTTTTTTAAGGTTTTCCTCTCTAAGGTTTAGAGGGGAAAAAACACCAATTACAAAAAGCATTTCTCCATAGACGGATTTTAAAAGGGCAAGTTCCTCTTCGTTTTTTATTGAGACAATAATATTGCACTTTTTTCTTATGGGGTATTTGTATCCCCCTGAATCTATAGGCTCTTTCCCTTTCTCTCGTTCTATTCTAATTTTTCTTATTGCTAATTGAGCTAAAACGCTTGATGTTGTTCTTTTTCTTAACTCATTTCCAGCATTTATAAGTGAGAGTATTCTATTGTACTCGCTGTCTGTGTTGATTTCGTGGTCGATTTTTTTTGCATGTTCTTTTATTAAATCGCTTAAGCTGATTCGTGTGCATGAGTAATTGAATTTAGATATTTTTTTTTCTAGCGCCTCAGCGACTTCGTGAGTAGGGGAGCCAATAGGGGCGCACAGGGCTATGACTAGTTCGGGAGTGAATGTTTTTTTCACATTTTCGTAGCCCCCGGTCACCCCTTCATTGGATGTTCTTTTTTTTTGTGGGTTCTTATCAGCAGTTACAGCTTGTGTACTCATTTTTTTGCCTCATTATTCACAATGTTGTTAATTTTGCTGTCAACTAAAAAATAAGGAGCCAAACGGCTCCTTGTCACTTCCTGTTCAGTCCTTCTCATGTACTGCCTCCCTGGGCTGGGGCAAATAGATGCTGATCATCAGCCTTTCCTCAAGCTCCACCAGGCCATGACTTTCCCACACACAGTGATAGCCTCAGCAATGTGGCGCAGATCGTAGCGCTCTTCATCTGGATACTCATCAATATTGTCGCTGCGAATGATCAGCGTCCCACTGCTCAAGATCATTGCCTTCTTGAGTATCAGCCGGCCAGCCACATCCAGAACGTAGATCCCGGCCGCCTCGATGCTCCGACACTCCACGTCTACAAACACCAAATCCCCATCATTGATAGTGGGAGACATACTGTTGCCGCTTCCCGTCAATACCTTGATTCGGGACGGGTTCACACTTCCAACTTTCTCCCGCACCCATTGCTCAAGCACATCTAAGTGCTGAACAAGTTGTACGGGGGCGTCCAGTTCCCGGCCACGACCCATAGATGGAGTGGGGGAGAGGTGCTCCAGGCGTACGTATCCTGGGGGCGGTGCGCTGCTGACCGCAGTGGCCAATTCGCCTGTTTCAGCCTCAAGCCAGCCAGGGAAGGCGGCATTCAGACGCTCAACATTATCTTCCCCAATGCGCTTTTGGCCTGCCTTTCCCTCGGGGTAGAGCATACGAGAGACATAGCTGGGGTCAACGTCAATCCGTGAAGCGATCTGTGAGATGGCTCCATGCCCTAGCTGCGCACGTAGCGCGAGCAATGCTTGACGACGTTGTTCAAATTTATCCATGGGCAGATTTCAACCAATTATTACCTGTGAGTAAATGACCTGTGGGTATTGATAAATTAATTACCTATAGGTAAGATTTGTTCATGGAAACTCTTCGCACCTATCTGAACGGCCTAGACCGACCTACACAAGCTGCATATGCCGAACGGTGTGGCACCACGCTGGGATATCTCAGGAAAGCTATCTCGCGGGGGCATCGACTGGATGGCGGTCTCGCCCGACGACTTGATATTGAGTCCGGAGGCCGTGTACGTCGGGAGGAGCTTCGCGGAGATATTTGGCCAGAACTTAAGGAACCCCACATGCCCAACACCCCTAATCCAAAACCCGACGACCGTATCCCCATCGGTCCCCCTGACTGCATTACGAAAGGGGGCGCACATGTCTGATATTCGTCCCGAAACAGCAGTGTTCGCAAATGACCACTTAGTTCTGAATCTCGATTGCGAGGCCCCCGAGATTCTTGTCCCTGTCGCAGGCGGGGATCTGCTGCTTCGGTTCAAGCGCCTTGGACCAGAGGAAAGCCCTATTTCGGGACAACTGTTGCAGCGGTACTTACTAATCCAAGCAGCCCCGCCATCGGCAGTTTTTCCAGGCCAAGGTCAACCAATTTCATTACGAGGTGTTTTGTGGTCTCGGCAGGCAGCTCTTTCAGTGAATCAACAAATCGCCGCTTATCAGCAGGGGGTAAGTCAGATTCCATGATCTTTAACTGAATCAATTCTTTGATGGTGTCGTCATGAAGTCGGATTGTCACCACGCCAAGGATGGCAGAAAGCCCGCCATCACCGAGCAGGAAGTCTTGGCCTTTAGAGGTAATTTCCGTGGCCTTTACCTCAATGAACCGCACTTCAGCATTTAGGTATTCCTGCTTGATAAATCCGTTCCGTATGAGCCCGTGCTCCTCCAGGTAGGCCAAATTTGAATGGAGGATCGATTCTTCGAGGTCTTCCATTCCCATGTCACTTAATAGCGACGTAGACCCAAGTGGGGTGAGTTTTGCCAGGGTCGTAAGAATGTGCCGCTGTAACCCACGGTCCAGTTTCGAGATGTAGTGAGTTTCTAGTGGTTCCAAGGTCAATTCCTTTCAGAAAAGTTTAGTTACTTGCATCTCTAAGCATAGCTGATCGGGATTGACCACCTCAATGAAGGGTAACGGCCCCTAGCTCACCCAGGCCATGTCGTTCATTCCAAACAAGCCGGTCGTATATGCCTGTTATGTGGTCATCGGTAGGGCAGTTGAAGACCTGGTACGCCAGCTCAGTAGCCCTATCAATGATTTCAAAGCGAGGGAGTTCATATTTATCCATCCCCGCATTTTCAGTTTCACGACCGATTTTTTCCATTTGTAGTTCCCTCTCCCGATTAATCACTACGTACTTTTCACACTTTTACTGTAGCGATTACCAGGGGAGGGCGAAACGCTGAAATACACAGGAGTTCAGCCCAATGACAAGACGTTTTTCATCCTTGAACTGGCGAGACGCGCTCTACAGTGCCGTCCGTCAGGCCCCAGGCGGCGTTGGCGCGGCTGCCGTATTTCTCTCTGACCGTCGCGCTGTAACCATCCACCCAGAATCCCTGCGCCGGAAGCTCACGGGAGGTGAGCAACTGGATCTGGATATCGCGTTTTTGCTGACCGAGTGGCTAGAAGAGCTGGCCGACTGCCGTGAAAGCGCCCGTGACTGGCTCATCGCTGCCGCTCAGCAGGGCGGTTTGAGCGTGGTCGAAATGCCACCTGAGCCTGAAGGCGGCTTTACCGACGAGGCTGGCGCCCTAAATGAAAAGGCGCTTAAGGCGGCTGCTGAACTGGGCCAGATGTGCAGTGCAATCACCGGCACTACAGCAGACGGCAAAGTGACCTTTGAAGAGCGTGAGAAGGTGGTGGCGAAGGCCCGCGATTTGATCGTGCTGTGTTTTCGCATCATCCGCAACGTGACCCGCTGGCACCGCAAGGAGGTATCAGCATGACCAAAGCACCCTACGGCACGTACTACACCGACCTATACAAGCTGGGCTGGTTCAACAGCCCCCAGGTATGCAAGGTTCTGAAAGTCGCTTTCGACCAAGAGCCACATGAACGCCAGCGGCAGATTAAAGAAAAGCTGTATGCAGAGTTCGGCACTGACAGCCTAGCCATGGTGAACCCACAGCACTTCGTGCGCACGCTCGACGGCATGGGCCTGTTCTTCACGCTGCCTACCTCCCTCAAGGATCAATTGCGATGAAAGCCTTAGAAACACTGACAGCACTGTTCAGCGGCTACCCCATGTCTTTGTGGGCAGCATTGACGGCGACAAGCATTGTTATGGGGGCATCACTGTGGATTGCCCTGGGGAAGTTTGATGAAAAAGACTGATTTACCACAGCGCACCCAGTTGCAGCGCCGCCAAATGCTCAAACGTAGCGCGTTCAACGCCAAGCCAAAGAAAAAGAAGGGCCCGAGCATGCCTATGGTCGTCGCCAAGCTGGTGGGAACCCTTTTTAAGCATCAGCCCAAACCGCCAGCCGTCTTTCGCTCTGAGCAGCACCGTCGCAACGTCGCCGCATTGCCATGCGCCAATTGCGGCCGATGGAACCGCTCTCAGGCCGCGCACATGAATGGCGTGGAGTTCGGTAAAGGATTGGGCCTGAAAGTATCTGATGCCTTGATGTTCCCACTGTGTACCGATAACGCCTGGAGGCGCGGCTGCCACAGCATGCTGGACCAGGGCGGGATCCACGACAAAGCCACTGCAGTGGGTCTGCAGATCGCCTGGCTGCACCAGACACGCGATGAATTGAAACGCTTGGGCCAATGGCCCGAGCAAGCCGACCGCGACGTAGAGACGTTCGTGGGGGCGTATTTGAGGAGGCAGGTGACATGAGCACTCTCATCATGTCCCAATGCTGGCCACTGCAGGGTATGACACCCGCTCAGAAGGCCGTGCTGGTATCCCTGGCTGACAATGCCAACGATCAAGGCGTGTGCTGGCCCTCTGTGGAGAGCATCGCCATGCGTACCTGCTTGTCAGAGCGTTCTGTTCAGAACTCGATCAAGTGGTTGATTGAGCAGGGGGCGCTACATGCTCAGCAGCGCAATGGTCGCTCGACTGTGTACACCGTAACCCCCGCAGCATTTGCACCCCCGCAGCAATTGCGGGGTGCAAATAAAGACGAAACCCCCGCAAATAACGACAGAACCCCCGCAGCATTTGCACCCACCCCCGCAACAGCTGCACCCAGAACCGTCAATGAACCATCAAGGAACCGTAAGGAACCATCAAATACGGGTGCGGGAAAGAAATCCAAGCAGACAGACGATATCGACGTCGAACTGCCCGACTGGTTGCCAGCTGATGCATGGGCGGATTGGGTGGAGCACAGGCGGGAGGTGAAAGCACCGTTGACGCAGCGAGCGGCAGAGCTGTCGATCAAGACGCTGGCAAAGCTCAAGGCCCAGGGAAACAACCCGGTGGAGGTGATCGAGCAGAGCGTGCTGTCGGGCAAGTGGACGGCGCTGTACCCAGTGAAGGATCGGCATAGCGGTCAAGGTGCCACTGGCAACAAACACACGAACTTCGATGGGAAAAATTACGGGGAGGGCATTGGTGATGATGGCCGTTTCTAACCTTGGCGGGATGTTGTCCGCGCTGGAGAACTCCACGATGACCGCTCTTGCAGCTGGCAAAGACCCAAAGGCATTGATCGACGAGGAGATCCGTAAAGTGCAGCAGGGTGTTGCTGCCCAGCGAGCACAGATCCAGTCGCATTCGATTTTGTCCCGTGCCGCGATCCCGCCACGCTTTGCAGACCGACGCCTGAGCAACTACCAGCCTACTTGCCCGGAAGCGGCCAAAGCGTTGCAGGTTGCCCAGCAGTACGCGGACACGTTCCAGCAGGCGATTCGTACCGGTCGCAGCCTGATTCTCATCGGCAACGTGGGGGCCGGCAAGACCCACCTGGCTGTAGGCATTGCTCATGAGGTGATGCAGCAGGGCTATTCGGCGCTGTTTGCTTCAGTCATGGGGGCGGTACGCAGCATTAAAGAAACCTACGGACGCCGTGAGCTTACCGAGTCCCAAGCCATCGCCCGCCTGGTTGAGCCTGATCTGTTGATTCTGGACGAGGTCGGTGTGCAGTTCAGCAGCGATACCGAGCGTCTGTACCTGTTCGAGATCCTGAATGGCCGGTACGAGAATATGCGACCCACCATCGTGATCAGCAATCTGGACATGGCTGGTATCGAGGATTGCCTGGGCCAGCGGGTCTTTGATCGTTTGCGTGAAGGCGGCGGACGGGCTGTGATGTTTGCTTGGGATAGCTATCGGGGGCGCGGATGAGTCCGCAGAAGCGGGAAGCGGCAGAGAAGGCAATGCAAAAGCTGGATGGACAGGGAGTGGTGAATCCGGAGCGAGATCACAGAGCATGGGCAAAGAAGATTCTCGCAAACCCGGCAGGGCGGTCACCAACTGTGATTTGGATGGCTCAGCGAGCGGTAGGAGATACGGAATGAATGAAGCAACAGGATTGGCTCTTGTGCTGCCTTGGCCTGATATGCGGTTAATGCCCAATCGCAAGAACGGGCGGCACTGGGGCGGTGTCCAGTCAGCCAAAGAGCAGGCAAGGCGCGATGGGCGTGTAGTTGCTGTCGCTGAGCTGGGGCGACGTCGCTTTATCGGTGGGGACCGCATCCCAGTGAAAGTGACTTTCATGTCGCCAGACCGCAGAGGTAGAGACCTGGACAACTTACTGGCCTGCATCAAGCCTCAGATCGACGGTATCGCTAAAGCCTTGGGAGTGGATGACAAGCGGTTTCGACCGCTGATTGTGGATGATGGACTGGACCCAGCCAAGCGCGGGTATCTGAAGATTGAAGTGGGGGAAGTATGAAATCGCAGATTGAGATCTTGTTGGGTGAATGGGGGCGCTGGAAGCGTGGTGAGAATCGGAGTGTATTAGGCTATCCGAAGAAAGCTGCTTTCATGGTGATGCGTGTGGATGGCGGCACTCACATGGACCCATCAGAGTTTGTGTCTGATAAAGAAGTGGAGCGCTTGGACCTGGAGGTAAATGCTATACACCCGGAATATCGAGCAATCCTGTCCATGCATTATGTCCGGCCAGGGGCAATCAAGGAGAAATTGGAACGACTGAGTATCTCCAGAGCGCTGTATTACTTCCGGCTGGAGTTTGCCACCAAGCAGCTGGCGTTTCAGATGGGGTTTGTGCCACTTGGTGTATCGGCAGCTCAACAGGGGGCTGCAGCGCGAGGCACGTAGTTTGGGCATGGGTGGCGCGTTATACGTATGGGTTGTTACTATTTCCTATTCTTTTGCACTGGGGAATAGGATGAAAGGCTTTAAAGCGCTATCTGCTTGCGTGGCTGTCGCGGCATTTTCTTTTATTACGTCATCGACTTATGCGAGCGACCTAATCTCGGAGGAGCACAGTTTTTCTGATTCCTCCAAGAAGATTCGGTCGGAAGAGGATGCCTTGGGCGGTGGCAAGAGATTGTCAATCAAAGAAGAGGGGGAAAAGGATGGGGCTAAGTATCTGTTTTATCACTCAGATGGCAGTGGAAGAATAGCTGGAGATGCCGAAAATGATTTGTCGTATCTCCGATTTGATGGGATGAATTGGTCAATATCATGCAATAAGGATGCCATGAATGACCGCGTAACTTGCCGTGCAAACAGAGGAGATCTGTTGGTGTTTTACTCGAAGAGCGACGGGTTCTTGGTTGACTTGATGGGTGATAAATATCCGGGTAGCAATATATCTATACGTGTTGATAACGGGCAAGTAGTTACGGCCGGAGAGGCAAGCGGGTTTTCAAAGAGCCAAAGCAATAACATATTAGCTTCGATTAAGGATGGGGATAAGGTGGCGACCCGCTATATTGGCTGGCCATATAAGAACAATAAAGATCAAGTTAGTGAGGTATATGGTTTAAACGTAGTGAAGCAGTATTTGGTTTGGGCTGTAAGCAAAATTAAGTGAGTTGCATAGGTATATCAAACGATTTTGTCTAGACACGTTGACGAAGTGTCTATACTCAATCAGAATAAATCCCGTAGGCTGGATATTGCTCAGCCTGACGAAAGAAGCCTTGCCAGTGATGGTGGGGCTTTTTGTTTCTGCGTGAAGGCCAAGCATACTTAAATCGGTAGATGCCGAGCCCGAGAGGGTGGGAAAGCTTCGCTGGTCTAGGGCCGTTCCTTTTTGGAGCGGCCCTTTTGTTTGGGAAAAGCTGGGGGCCCCTAGGGCAATAGACCCGGTAAGGGGGATTCGAACCCCGGACTCTCGCTGTTCACGAGTTTTTTCAATGGGGGGGTTATATTTTTTCCCCTTCAAAGCTAATGCACATGCGCCTTCCTTGGAAAAAATGGCCTCCCTTGAAAGAGGGGGGGTTATATTTTTCGAGGGGGGTTATATTTTTTGGGGTGTCCCATGCTTGAATACACCAGCACCGCGAAAGAGGGCGCTCGGTGGCTCAGCCGTGGCGAACGCCAGGTGCCTTACGCAACGTCGTTGGCACTTAATAGGACGGCATCAGCAATTCAAAAAGCACTTGTTGAGCAGATGGGGCAAGTGTTTGACCGTCCAACGCCGTATACATTGCGCTCGCTGCGGTTGCAGCGGGCTACAAAACAGAACCTGACAGCGTCCGTTGCTTATAAAGACTTTGCAGGCAAGGGAACGGCGGCAAGTAAATATCTGCGTCCCCAGGTCGATGGCGGCAAGCGTCGCCAGAAGCGATTTGAAAATGCTTTAGGCCGGATTGGCCCGAGCGGTTACTACGTTCCTGCTGGCGGTGCCGATCAAGATGCTTACGGCAATATGTCACGTGGTCAAATCGTTAAGTTGCTGTCCTACTTGCAGGCCTTTGGGGAGCAAGGGTATCGGGCGAATGCGACAGATAAGAGTCGTGCACGTACCGCGAAGGTACGGCGCAGTGAAGCTGGCTACCGTCGCATCAATGGAGTCGTGTACTTCATTTCCAGGGGGAAGGGCACGGTATCGGGAAATCGGACGCAGCATTTACCAGCGGGTGTATGGCGTAAGACGGGAACGCATGGGGCAGACGTGGCGCCAGTGCTGCTACACGTCGATAACGTGAACTATACAAAGCGTCTACCCTTTTACGAGACCGCTGATGAAGTGTATGGAAAGCGGTTTGAGGATGAGTTCACCCAAGCTTTTGAGCAAGCCATGGCCACCGCACGATGATTGATCCAGATAAAAAAATCACCCAGGCCAGGTTTGCTCAAATTGTGGGCATTACCCAGCCTGCTGTCAGTGGCTTGCTTGCTCAAGGCGTCTTAACTGTAGGCGACAACGCCGGAAACTGGCTCTTGTCGTACTGCGGGCATCTGCGTGAGATAGCGGCTGGTCGCACCCGTCAGTCTGACGACTCAATTGATCTGGTCTCTGAGAAGGCGAGATTGGCTGCCGCCCAGGCAGACAAGATTGAGATGGAAAACAACGTCAAAAAGGGGGAGCTTGCTCCTGTTGCTGTGCTGGAAGAGGTGCTTGTGCGGGCCGGTGGCAAGATCGCAGCACAGCTCGACACAATACCGGCATCTTTAAAACGCCGCATACCGTCACTGACGGATTCTGACATCGGTTTCGTCAGGCGAGAAATTGCGAGGGCCCGCAACGCGGTTGCAAATCTGAACCTGGAGGATGTCGAGGCAGACGAAAATGAGGCGAAATAATGCTGGTCACGCAGAATCGAGCAGCGATTGCACGCGCTTTGCGCCGTGGCCTGGCTGGCTTTGCCGCACAAGAGCCTATTTCTTTGCGGGAATGGGCTGAAAGTCACTTTTATCTGTCAGCTGAGTCCTCGTATGTGGAGCAGCGTTGGGAGGCCTGGCCGTTTCAGCGTGGCATTCTGGCTTGCATCGGTAGTGATGATGTTCATGAGGTGGATGTCATCAAATCGGCGCGGGTTGGTTATACCAAGATCTTGCTGGCGGCGGTTGGGTACTTTGCGGAGCATAGACGACGCAACCAGGTGCTGTGGCAGCCTACCGATTCAGCGCGGGATGAGTTTGTAAAAACTGAGCTGGACACGATGATTCGTGACGTCTCTGTGCTTCATCCTATATTCCCGATGCGGGAGGCCAGGCACAAAGACAATACGCTGCTGGTAAAGAAGTTCATTGGCAGCATGCTTCACCTGCGTGGAGGGAAGTCAGCAGACAACTATCGTCGCTTGTCGGTCAGTGTTGGATATCTGGACGAGTTCAGCTCGTTTGATAGCAATATTGATGGGGAAGGCGATCCCGGCAAGCTCGCGCTTAAGCGCTTGGAGGGGGCGACTTTCCCCAAGTTGGTCGTAGGCTCTACCCCGAAGATCAAAGGCCTGTGCCTAATGGAGAAGCGTGCCGAGGGGGCGGACGCTCGCTATACCTACCACATCCCTTGTGCCCATTGTGACGAGCTGCATGACTTGGAGTGGGGCGGGAAGGGTGAACCCCATGGCTTCAAGTGGGTTGATGATGATCCTGAGACGGTGCGCCATCTTTGTCCGCATTGCGGTGCCTTGGCAACTCAAGGCGAGTACTTAGCTGCTGCTGAACGCGGTATCTGGGTTGGAAATGACGGCACCACCATTGATCGAGATGGCGTGTTCCGCGACTCAGACGGTAATTTAATTCAGCCGCATCTGCGTGTTGCTTTCCACGTTTGGACCGCATACAGCCCGTTGGTTTCATGGTCCAAGATCGTTAAGGAGTTTCTGGAGGCCCACGAAAAAGCATCTACTGGTGAGGATGAGGAGCTGCGTACATTCTGGAACACCACACTAGGTCGCACCTGGGAGGGTGAAATCGAGCGCATGGAGTCCGATGAGCTACAGCGCCGTGCTGAAGTTGAGGGCTACCGCTCTCCTGGTCTTGATGATGGGTTGGTCCCCAAACGATGCATGCTATTGCTGGCGGGGGCTGACATTCAGGGCAACCGTATTGAGGTTGGGGTATGGGGGGTAGGTAAGGGCGGGGAAATGTGGGTTGTAGACCACCAAATCCTATTTGGGAACCCGTCTGAGGACGAGGTGTGGACCAAGCTGGATGAGCTGCTGTTTGAACGCCGATATTTACATGAGGGCGGGCAACAGATGCCAATCTACGCTACTGCCATCGATACGGGCGGCCACCACTCTCATGCTGTCTATGAATATGCTCGGAAGAATCGTGCGCGCCGAGTATATGCGATCCGGGGACGGCCGACGGGTGAGAAGCACATCAAGGATGGTGTCACACAAGTGGACATCGACTGGCGCGGGAAGCGTGTCAAGAAAGGTGTGCGGCTATGGTACGTCGGCACCAATATGGCCAAGGATCTTTTGTTTGGGCGACTGCAGGTTGAAGAACCGGGTCGAGGCTATGTTCACTTAGCGGCAGATATGTCGGAAGAGTGGTTCAGACAGTTTGCCGCTGAAGTTCGAGCGGTGCGTCGTACCGCATTCGGCTCACGTTCAGTATGGACGCCAATTCGTAAGCGAAACGAAGTGCTCGACTGCTGTGTCTATTCGCTTTGGCTTGAGGCTCACCTTGAATTGGCCAGAAAGACAGACAAATGGTGGGCGAACTTCGCTGCGAAGCTCGGCGTTGACGAGCCTGGCGACGATCCAGGCCCCACCGAAACTCCACAGAAAACGCCCGCAACTGCGGGCGTTTCTGTTTCTAAGCCACGAACACAACCGGCCACTGGTGTCAGGCGGGCTGCGGTGAGAACGGGGTCATCAAGTTACTTACGGAGCAGACGCTGATGGCGTATACGCGTGAAGATTTGGAGGCAGTGAACAAAGCGATTGCCAGCGGTGTGCTGAAAGTTCGCTATGGGGATAAGGAGGTTCAATATCCCTCGGTTAATGATCTGATTCGGGCTAAACAGCACATTGTCGCTGAACTCAATGCTGAGAGCGGCAGACGCAAGCCTTGGGTGTTCCGCATTCGGAATAAAGGAAAGGGGGTCTGATGCGGTATCAAACATTGCGGCAGGCTGGATTTGTGTTGCCTGCCCGTTTAAATGCTGCCTCATCCTCCGCCTATGAGGGAGGAAGTGCCACGGGGAGCCGCTCCAAGAGTTGGAACCCCTCGGCGGCTGGCCCTAATAGTGCCGCCACTGGAAACCTGTCAACTATTCGTAGGCGTGCTCGGGATGCTGTACGTAATGATCCTTGGGCCAAAACAGCGGCGGCACGCTGGGTTTCTAATGTCATAGGGACGGGGATACAACCATATCCTCGACACCCAGATGCTGGGGTGCGTCAGGCGCTTAAAGAGCTATGGTCAGATTGGGTAGGTGAGTCTGACGCTGATGGGCGGCTTGGATTTTATGGACAACAGGCCTTAGCAGCCAGGTGTTTGTTTATTGATGGCGAGGCCTTGGCGAGGATTCGTATGCGTAGGCCCGAGGATGATCTCGTAGTACCCATGCAGATTCAGCAGTTTGAAGGTGACTTCCTGCCAGTCGAGGAAACAAGGAGTCTGGCAAATGGCCATGAAATTGTGAATGGCGTGGAGTTTGACCGCATCGGTCGGTGCGTCAACTATCACTTGTGGGACCGGCACCCCGCAGAGCCAGGAGGGTTTAAGAGCAGAACTCTACGCCCTGTACCTGCCGATATGGTTGTTCACGCCTTTCCAGTGCTTCGACCAGGGCAGGTCCGTGGGGTATCTGAGCTCGCTACCGTCCTTCTGCGACTTAAAACCTTAGATAACTTCGATGATGCTGTCGCATTCCGGCAGGAGGTGTCGAATCTTTTTGCTGGTTACGTCGTAACAAAAGACGATGAGAGTGAGGGGCCAGATCCAAGTAGCTTTGGCGACCCTAGTATTGAAGCCGACTCTGACGGTGTGGCGCTGATTGGTATGGAGCCGGGTTCTGTCACCTCATTGCCTCATGGGACGGATATTAAGTTTGCGTCACCACCTGGGGCGCCTGACAACTACGCGGAGTTCATGCGGCAACAGCTTATGGCCGCTTTTGCCTCTGTCGGCATGCCCTATGAAACGACTGGGGATTTACGCAATGTAAGCGATCGGACTTTGCGCGTCGTGGTTAACGAGTTTCACCGCCAGGTTGAACAGTATCAGTGGGGGGTATTCATCCACCAATGGTGTCGACCAATCTGGAACGCCTGGATTAACGCTATCGCGTTGTCCGGGATTATGCCGATGAAGTACTTGGAGCGTCGGTTGTTTCGCCGAGTGCTTTGGGTTCCTCAAGGGTGGGCTTACTTCAATCCAGTACAGGACGTAAAGGCGAACACCGATGCAGTGCGGGCGGGCTTTACTTCGCGGTCCACAATCATCCTCTCGCAAGGGGAAGATCCGGAAGAGGTAGCGGCCCAAATTCGTGCTGACAACGATCAAGCCGACTCCGACAACCTGAGCCTAGACAGCGATTCCCGTCATGCACGAAACAAAGGCGCAGAGCTTGGCGACCCAAGTGAACGTGATGATGACCCCTCTGGGGCCTGACTTAACTTTTAGGAGCCGATATGGCTAAAAAATGGTACTCAATCAAAGCAAAGGAAGCGGGTCAGAAGAAAGTCGCTCAGGTGCGCATCTACGATGAGATTGGTCCTTGGGGGAAAACCGCAAATCAGTTCTGCGAAGAACTGGCCGCTGCTGTTGTCGGCGCAAGCAAAATTGTTGTGCCGATTAATAGTCTCGGTGGTGATGTGTTTGCTGCAAATGCAATCTTTAACGAGCTAATGCGCCATGAGCTGCCGGTGGAAACCCGAGTAGATGGCGTAGCCGCTTCGGCGGCGTCATTGATATTCATGGCGGGCGACGAGCGCATCATGCCTGAGAACGCCACGTTAATGGTGCATAACGCCTGGACGATTGCGGCAGGTACCGCAGATGAGCTGCGCGATACGGCAGAGATGATGGATAAGGTTCGGGAAGGCATTGTGTCCGCATATCGCCGAAGCGGTCAGTCAGAAGAAAGTGTCGTTGAAATGATGGATGCAACAACCTGGATGACCGCTCTAGATGCGCAGGCACTTGGGTTTTGCACGGCTATTGAAGAGCCTGTAAGGCTGGTTGCATCCGCGAACATTGAAGACGCCTTGGATCGCATGAGAGATGTTCCTGCTGCGCTAAGAACTCAGCTTTTGGCGGCGGCTAATGATGACCCAGACCCAGACCCAGACCTAGGCCCAGAACCAGAACCAGAACCAGAACTAACCCCTCCAGCCTCTCAGGATGCAGCAACTCTTGCCGCCAAGATCTACGCGCAAAGTCGTGAGCGAGGCATCCCTCAATTGGCTGAAGCTGTTTTGCTATCGGGTGGGCTGGGGGGCGCGGATGCGGCGACCGCTCGCCTAGAAACCGCAGAACAGATCGCTGTCCTGTGCGCATCGGTCAAGCTTCAGGATAAGGCAGCAGAGTTTGTAGCGGCTGGCCTGTCGGTTGAGCAGGTGCGTGCTCGACTTTTTGAACATGTAGTGACTGCGGCTGACTCGATTGAGCTCAGCAACTTGCAGCGCGACCACCCTTCCAATAGTTCATCGGCCCCGGAGCGGAGCGGGCCGAATCCTCAGGCGATCTACGCCAAGCGTAAAGCCCTCTCCGCATAACCAGGAGTAATCACATGCCTTTTATTGAACAGAAACCCCGTACGGCAGATTTCTTGCTGTCAGAAGCCAATGGTTCCCGCTCTCGCGAGACCGGAGAAATGGCACCTACCGCAACCGCCATCTATGCGGGTCAGGTCTTGGCTTTGAATGCTGATGGCCGTTACGTGCCATTTGCGGGTAAGGGTGACGAGCCGGACTCCCCCGTCGAAGCGGTTGGGGTGCTGTATGCCAATGTGCCCGCATCCGATGAACCCCAGGCTGTGGTGGTAATTCGGCGCGATGCTGAGGTGGCTGGTGAGCTGCTTTTTGGTCTGGATGCTGACGCTTCCGCGAACTTGAAAGATGTCGGCGTGATCGTTCGCATTTAACTTCGACTTATCGCAAACAAACTCCAGGCCGCCTAGCGGTCTTTTTTATTTTTAGGAGCCGCAATGGCAAATATCAATATTTTTCAGGATGAGGCGTTTTCCGTCTATAGCCTGACTGCTGCAATCAACGAAACTCAGCATGTCCCTGGCCGCATTGGCGCCCTGGGATTGTTCGCGGAAGAGGGCATCCCGACGACCGTCGCGCAAATCGAGTATGACGGTCAGACCATTGGTTTAGTTGCGGCTAAACCTCGCGGTAGTGATGGCGCGGCGGTGACTTTGGCAAAGCGTCGCCTGATCCCATTCAATACGATCCACTTACCTCAGCGCTCGACCATGATTGCCGACGAGATCCAGGGTATTCGTGCGTTTGGCTCCCAGTCCGAACTTGAATCGGCAGAAGCGCGGGTGCAGAAATACTTGGCGAAACACCGCATTCAGCTGGATCTGACCCATGAGCACCATCGTGTGGGTGCTATCAAGGGAACGATTCTCGACGCTGATGGCAAGACGGTGCTGTTGGATATCTACGATATCTTTGGCATCACTCAGATTGAATACAGCATGGAACTCGGCACCGCTGGCACCATTGTCCGCACTAAATGCTCTGAGGTATTGGACAAAATTGAAGAAGTTTTGGGGGCTGCTCCAATGCAGGGCGCTCGGGCGTTGTGTGGTAAAAACTTCTGGAACTCGCTGATTGAGCATAAGAGCGTGCGTGAGACCTTCCTGAACACGCAACAGGCGGCTGAGCTTCGCGGCAAAGCGCCTGACAGTTTTGAGCTCGGCGGTATTACATTCGAGCGCTATCGCGGTCGTGTGGCTGGCAAACCCTTTGTGGATGATGATGAGGCCTACGCATTCCCCGAAGGCGTACCCGACTTCTTTATCACGCGCTTTGCACCAGCCGACTACATGGAAACTGTGAATACCGATGGCTTGCCGTATTACAGCCGTGTGGAACCGTTAGATTTCGGTAAAGGCTTGGGGATTGAAAGCCAATCCAACCCACTGCATATCCCGACGCGACCCAAGGCCATTATCAAGCTGAAACGAGTCTGATATGTGGGATAACTCGGTCTTTGATCGGGCTTTCGACCAGGCGGGTATGCGTCAAACCGTTGTTCGCCTGGTCGATGGGCAGCCTGCAAGTAAGCCGTTCCAAGCTCGTTTTGATCGCCCACAGCAGATTGTTCTTGATGGCGATGTTCACACCACCGAGTACTCCATTGAGCTCACGACATCGGACTTACAACCTCCGCTTGAATATGACGATGTGCTGCGGGTGGAAGTCTCCAAGGGGCAGTTTCAGGATTTCCGCGTGAAACAAGAGCCGTTGGTTCAAGGCGACGGCTACTGGACCAGAGCAGAGTTGGGGATCATCAAGTGAAAACACGGGTTCAGTTGTATGTCGAAGGCGTGCGAGCCGCGCTGCGTGCCGCGCCTGGGTTCCCTGCTGAAGTGGAGGACTCGCCTGTACGTGCCCACACATTTATCCGGGATAGGGTCATTACTGTCCAGCTTGGCGCGGAAACGGTGACCGAGGGAGCGACGCCCCGAGTAAACCGGATTCGTGAGTTGCACGTTCAGGTGCATACAGCAGGTGATAACGGGCTGGGGTTGTCGGAGTCGATCTTTGCGGCAGCCCATCCCATTGTGATGAATTTCTCTGGTCCAGGCCTTGTGCAGGTCCAAGAGTTGCGCACGGATGAGCCACGCTACGCCAATGGCGATCTGGAGCGGCAGGTGATCACAAAGCGCTACCTGTTCTATTACCAAACCGCTGACGACTCTCTTAGCGAGTAGGAGCAATCATGAAAGAAACAAATCCCGTGGCTGAGCGGGAGGCTGATGTGTTGTCACCAGATTCGATGCATGCGGCCGCGCCTGTGGTAGCAGCCCAGAATCCTGGCCGTGGTGGCAGCTACGTTCGCAACAAACAAACTGGCGTTCTGAAGCGGGTTCAGTATACGGAAACGTGTAAAGACTGCGTACTGACGCCTAATCAAAAGGGGTAGTTCATGGCTAAGTCTGCCAAGAAAACACTGTTGATGGCCAAGCTGCAGACTGCAGCAGGTACAGAGGCAGTACCGGCCGGCGCAACAGATTCGATTCTGCTGCGCAATCTTACGGCCACACCGCTGAGTACGGAGACTGTAGAACGTGCCTTGCTGCGTCCCTTTATGGGCAATGCTGGTCAAATCGTGACTACGGTGTATACGCAGATCGAGGGCGAAGTGGAGTTGGCCGGTTCGGGTACGCCAGGCAAGGCCCCTGCATGGGGCGGCCTGCTGCGAGGCTGCGGTTTTGCCGAGGTCGTTGAAGATACTGAAGTAGTTTATACGCCGGTATCTGACGATTTCGAGATGCTGACGTTGCATTACTACCTTGATGGCTTGTTCCACAAGATTACGGATGCGCGGGGCACAGTGTCCTTTGATATCAGTGCCAAAGGCATTCCGTTCATGCGCTTCCGATTTATGGGCGTGTACCACCCGATTACCGACCAAGCCGCGCCCGCTGATGTGGACTTCAGTGCGTTCCAGACACCGCTGGGTGTGAACAAAAAGAACACACCGCTATGGAGCCTGGGCGGCTACAGCGGTTGCCTGCAATCCTTGAGTCTGGATCTGGCCAACTCGCTGGTTTGGCGCTCCTTGATTAGCTGCGAAGGCGCAGAAATTACAGACCGTCAGCCCACCGGTCAAATCTCGATGGAACTGCCCAAGATTGCAGACCTGAACTGGCCTGAAATGGTACGAAACGCCGTCCTGCAGCCGCTTTCGATCACACATGGCACGCAGCCAGGCAACATCGTCACCCTCAGCGCACCTGGTGCGCAACTGAGTGAACCTTCGTACTCCGAAGCCGACAACGTGGCCATGCTCGGTATGAACATGAGCATGCAGCCTGGGCAGGGCAACGACGATATCAAGATCGTCGTCTCGTAAACCTACTTTCATTCCGAGGTCATCATGAGTTTCAAAATCGCCCAGCGCCCTGTGGTGGGCTACCCCGTGTCCATCTCTGTCTACGACGAGAAAGGTAAAACGCAAAAACTGGAATTTATCGCCCAGTACAAGCGCTCGAAACGGCCTGAGCTGCAAGACCTTATTGCGGCAGCTCGTAACTTGGCGCGAAAAAATGCCGGTCTGGAGCCGATCGCTGAAGTAGGTGTTATGCCGAAAGAGTGGCCGTATGCCAACGACGAAGACTTCTTTAAAGCCCATGTATGTGGCTGGGTCGGCGTCAAAGGTGAGGACGGCAAAGACCTGGCGTTCTCGCACGAGGCTTTAGCCGATCTGCTCACGGAGTATCCCGAGTTTCATCAGCCGTTGTTTGACGGCTTTTTTAGTGCACACATTGGGGCCCGCGCAAAAAACTAATTGAGGCCGCTCGTCACTGGGCAAAAGGCTGGCGCTCGAAGTCAGATGACTTTGAGCCTGATGCCCTGGTGCTTGAGGCACTCAAAGCAGCCGGTGCGCCTGATGCAGTGATTCAACGCGTTCAGCAAGAAGAGCGCACCGACTATGAAGTGTGGCCTGAAAACGAAGCGGTTGTTGAGGCTTTCCTTCACTTGTCTAGCTGTTGGACCGTAGTCATTCCCCCGATGGGGGATCTTCTCTACTTCGGTCTGCCTTCCACAGAAATTGAATCGACTTTACGTCTTTTGGGGTTTCCCAGGCGCAAGCGTGCCCGAGTGTTTCGGTATCTCAAGGATATGGAACGAGCGGCCCTATCTGTTTTTTATGAGTAGCGGGTATGACAGATCGAGTTATTGGCGTAACGCTCAAGGGTAACGCCTCCCAGCTCCAGCAGACCTTTGCGTCTGGGGCAATGGCCGCCAGCAATTTTGGTGCGGTTGTTGAAAAGGCTATGGGACAGGCCAAAGCGGCCAACCGTGACTACGCCTCTTCGACAAAAGGGGCTGTCAGCGCCCTGGAGGAAGTGCGGGGCCTGGTCAAAGGTGTAGCGGCTGGCTTCTCCATTATGAAGCTGATTGATACAGCGGACGAATGGGGACAGTATGCGAGCCGAGTGGACATGGCCACGCGCAGTGCAGAAGAGTTTGGTCACGCCCAGGAGCGGTTGGCAAAGTCTGCTGCTGTCACGTACCGGTCGCTCGCTGAAACCCGTGAGGGTTTTATCAATATGTCTCCTCCCTTGCGGGAGTTGGGGCTGTCGCTTGACCAGTCGATTGATGCAATCGATACCTTTTCTGGCCTGTTGGTGACGAACGCAGCCAGCGCAGAGAAAGGCAAGTCCGCCATTGGTGCGCTTTCTACCGCGATGCAGAAGGGCAAGCTGGACGCTAATGGCTGGGGCACGATTCTGAGCACGATGCCTTCGATTGTGGATCTGCTGGCGCAGTCCATGGGGCGCAGCGCAGCTGAGATTCGTCGCCTTGGGGCAGAGGGGAAGCTGACCGCCAAAGACCTAGCAAAGGCGCTTGTCGAAGGAAATGCCGAGGTCATCAAGCAAGTTGAGTTAATGCCAACGACCGTACGGGATGCGGTTGGGCGTCTGATTGGTGTCGCAACGGAGTTTCTTGGCAAAAATAACGAGGTAATCGGTGTCACGGCGACACTCGCCGCTGGTATTGATTTCCTAGCTCAGAACTTTGATTTGTTGGCCACGGCTGTTGGTCTGGTGGCCGCGGTTCACGCAGCACGGTTTGTCGGGGCTCAGTATGAGGCGGCTAAGGCATTGTGGGTGACCACAACGGCATCAATTGCGCAGCAGCGTTCATTAATCGCGCTTTCGGCAGGGATTGCTGGCACGAGTCAGACAGCGGTGATTGCCTACGGTGCAATGGCGATGGCAGCGCGAACAGCGAGCGCTGCGATGTCGTTAGTAGGTGGTCCTGCAGGCTTGGTGACTCTGGCCCTGAGCGCTGGTGCGATTGCATGGATGAATTGGGGCAATGCAACCGAGAGTTCGATTAGGTCAATCAATGCTGCGAAGCGCCCTCTGAAAGAGCTAGAAGAAGACTTTTCTAAGCTCAATAAGACCCAGCAGCGAGGGATGGAGCTCTCCATTGCTACGGAGCTGCGGGAGCAGGAGGCAATCGTTAAAGATGCAATGGCCTCTATTCGGTCCGAGCTTACCGGTTTGGTTTATCAGGGTGGGATGGTGGGTGCCAGTGAGCCCATCGAACGGTTTGCCGCTGCTTTCAATGAGATTGTGAGCTCCGCCGATGGAGCAACCGAGAAGTCAGAGCGATTGGCAAAGGAGTTGGAGAAACTCCGCGGCGTGGTGCCTGATGCAGTGGTCCTTAAGCTGAGGGAGATGACCCAGGGGCTTTCTGAGGGGGCAGAGTCTGTCGAGGATCTTAACCGGAAGCTGGAACGTATCCGGGGAATTCTAGCTGACTCAGGTATAGGGAACCTTGGCGACACACTTCAAGGTCTGACTGATGCCGACTTCAGCAAACTCATCACGGGCCTTACGGAAGCGCTTGATGTTATCGGGATGAGTGCCAAACAAGCTGAGGAGTACCGTGCAAAGCTACGCGGCGCCTCAGACGAGCAAGCTGCTCTAGCAGGCGTCGTGGCCGGGATGGCAGAGGCCGCCAAAAAGCTCGAAAAGGCGACTGCAGACCAAGACGCGAAAGCTGTTCAGGGGGCTCGTAGTCTACTTTCAGAACTGGCTGCTCAAGAAGTTCAGTTGCGCGTAAACATTGCGCGAGCAGCAGAGTACAAGGCGTTGATTGCGCTTGGAGTTTCAGAGGCAGTCGCTAATCAGGGTGCCGATACAGCGGGTGAATTGGCAGGACTGAAAGCACAAGAGGAAGTGCTGAAACGGATTAAAACCGTTCAGGACAATATTGCCGCAAACACCAAGCCGACGAAAAAAGGAGCTGGCTCTAAGAAGCAGGACGAAGGCGAGCGCCTGCTGAAGCAAATGAAGGAACGCCTGGCGCTGTTAGGGAAAGAGACTGAGTACGAAAAACTGCTGGCAAACATTTCTTCGGGGGCGGTGAAGTTTCGCAAGGGCCCTTTGGAGGAAGAGGCTAAGAGGCTTGCCAAGCAACTGGACGATAAGCAACGTCAAATTGATCTGGAGAAAACCCTTAAGACACTAAGGGAGGAGCAAAGCGTCACGCAGCGTGAGTTCATGCGTGAGCTGGATGCTTTCGGGAAAGGGGACTGGGCAAACGGTGTTCTTTCGGCGCTGTCGTCGGTGGAGGAGCGTTACCGACAGATCATCCGAGACCGGCAGAACTCCCCTCATGGCTTAAGTCCGGATGAGCTGAAGGCGATTCAAGAATCGCTACACGAAGAACTGATCATGGTGAGGGATCACTATGAGCAGTTGAAAGATCTGCAGAGTGATTGGACTTTAGGTGCTAGTAGCGCACTGCAAAACTATGCAGACCAAGCTGCAAACCTCTTTGAGTCCGTTGGGAACATGGTTTCTAACGTCTTCTCTGGTATGGAGGGGGCGTTGGTGCAGTTTGTTCGAACAGGAAAGTTGGATTTCAAAAGTCTAGCTGACAGCATTATTTCGGACATGGCTAGGATCGTTGTCCAGCAAGGCATTACGGGACCATTGGCTGGCATGCTAGGGAGCGTGATAAGCGGCGCTTTATCAGGCATGTGGGGGGGCGGATCAGGGAACCTTACAGGCGGAAGTCTCTCAGGTGCAACCTGGGGGCCGAAGTTTTCATTTGATGTAGGAGGCTACACAGGTGATGGGGGGAGATATGATTTCGCTGGTTTTGTGCACAAAGGCGAGGGGGTCTTAAATCAAGATGAAGTTCGAGCACTTGGTGGAGAGTCCGGATTTAATCGTCTTCGCCGAGCGTTGAGCGGGCCAGGACATTCGTTGGGTGGCATGGCTGGCCGGCCCTCGTTGCCGCAGTCAGCTGCTCAACAAGTGGCAACTATGCCGCCTATTGTTTTTAATAATTACGCGCCAGGGATTGAAGTTAAAGAGCGGATGTCAGCTGGGCAGTTGCAGTTTGAAATTCGCCAGCAAGTGAAGCGGGAGGTTGCGCAGCAAACGCCAAAGATTATTGCACGCGAGCAAGGCGATCCTAATAGTCGACTTTCAAGGCAGCAGAGTAAAAGCCTTGCCGTTTCACGTAGAAGGTGATTCATGAAATTTTTACCTTTTATACCTTTAGAAGCGGGATATAGCGCCCAATTTAATGATGGTGTAAGCCGGATTCCGCTGCCAGGTGGGCGAGGTAGGTATCGAGTATCTGAGATTGGGAATAGCTCCTCAATGACCATGTCCTGGTCTTTGAGCAATAAAGACTACTCATTGTTCATGGGGTTTTATCGTGAGTGGAGCGGGACCGCTGAGTTGTTTGAGGTCGATCTTGTGCTTGATTCTCATGAGTTGAAGCGGTATACGGCATCATTTGTACCGAAGACTGTGAAGCTGATGGGGAAAAACGGTCCAAGCTTTTTGGTCTCCGCTGAGCTAGAGGTGTTGGCTCTGCCAGAGTTCACGGATGCTGACCTTGATTACTGGCGCAGCGTGGTTTCTTTGCTGATTATCTATGGAGGGTACGCCGAGGCCATGGAGGTACTGAACCTGTTAGATAAGCTGGTCAACGAGGATTTGCCACATGAATGACGCCGATGCTGACTACGTCAGCTTTTTCTTTGATTCGCCGTCAAGCGTTCCTGAGCTTGAAACGCTAGAAATCAGTCACCCCAGCTTCTCCAAGCCCCGTTTACTTGTGCGCAACTCAACCTTTGGGCTGGCTGCGCAGTCGGAGACAGGGGAGCCGGCCTTCTTTGAGTACTGTCCGATGATCCTACGGCCAATGGCTGACCGTGGGACGCTTGATTACGGCATCTCGGTGACGCTGGGGAATTACGACGAGATCAGCGATGAGATCGCACGGGCCAGGGAAGCAGGGACGTTAGCGATCCGCCCAACGGTGAAGTATAGAAGTTATCGGGGGGATCGGCTGAACAAGCCGATGTTTGGGCCCATAACGCTACAAGCACAATCCATTTCAATCGGCGCCTCGGGCGCCGTTTTTGATGCTGGTGCGCCAAGTTTGAACCTGGTGCGGACCGGCGAGCCTTATTCCGTTGACCGCTTTCCTATGCTGCTGGGGTTTCTGTGAGTATTGATGATTTGCTGTTTCGTCAGTACGACCGGCAAACGTACAACTGCTGTCATTTCTCAGCTGAGGCTTGGCAGCGATTCACCGGCGATAAGCGCTTGCACGACATCGATGAGAGCACGCTCCAGGCGGGGGATCTCCGATTGCTGTTTACGCACTATCAGCGTGTTGATGGGCCGACAGTAGCGCCCAGTATTGTGCTGATGCAGAACCTGCAGGGTGAGTTTCATATGGGGATTTGTGTACGGCGGCGATTGCTGCACATTCGTGAAGAGGGCGCCGTCTTTCTACCTTTTGATGCTTCGCTCTACACGTACCGTAATTTCAGGTTTTATCAATGAAAACTGTCTATCTCACTCGCACGCCGGACCAGGCGGGGCCAGAAATTCACCAGGTCGCCGATCTGCTGACCTTCCTGCGCTCGGAGTTTGGGCAGTGGCCAGCTGGGGCGCGGATTATCCATCAGCCGGATGGCCGTGTCGTGACGCCAGTCACCCCGTCCGACATCCCACGTTTGCGCGAGCTCTCTGGGCCTTTCATCATTGAAGTGTTCCCGCGTGGCCCGGAAACGTGGATTCCGATGCTGATCAGTCTGGCCGTGTCGGCTGCCTTGTCGATTGTGTCGATGATGCTGGCCCCGAGTCCGCCGAATCAGACAGCCCGCAATATTCGCAGCGAGTCGCCCAACAATGGTTTGTCTGACCGCGTGAACCGCGAGCGTGTGAACGGCCGCATTCCCGACATTTACGGCACCGTACGCTCTACACCGGACCTGCTCTGTGCGCATCGCGTGTTTGAGAACCACGTTGAGAAAGAGATTGCCTATATGTGCATCGGGCGTGGGGCCTATGAGGTATCGGACATTCGGGATGGAACGACGCCGGTGGCCGATATTGCCGGGGCATCAGTGGCGGTCTATGGGCCATACACATCGCCTAATGGCGGGCAGCCGCAACAGGTCATCGGCAACCAGATTAATGTGCCGGTGCTAATGACCAAGCGCGAGAATGCGGTGAACGGGCAAGTGCTGCAGCCGCCCAATGCCTCGCGTCTGGTTCTGTCTCCCATGGTCTTTGAATCGCCAAATCTTATCCGCAGTGCGGATGGCAGGGTGGACTTTACCGAACAGTTTCTTGCCGGAGACGTGATTGAAGTACAAGGTGCTCGTGTTACTTCTGGGGTGTACCAGTATGCAGCTCCTGCAGGCACGGCTGGTATATCCAACAGTAATTACGAGACAGGCTATTTAACTCTGGACGGTGACCAGTCTGAGCATTGGGAGCCTGGGCAGGTTGTGACGATCACCAATGGTACCTTTGCTTGGATTGGGGTAACTGGTGGCGACAAAGGGGACCTCTACGACGTTTTCCGAAATATCAATGGTACGTACGAAATCCTCGGTGTCAGCGTCTCTGGGGGGTTGCGCAAGGGTACTGTGATAAGCCTGGATATTTCACAGAACTATTCATCTTGGCCTGGCCCGTTGGGGAATGTTCATACTTACCCCACTGGCAGCCCTACCTTGACACGTCCTTCGGGCGAGGCGCTTTACGACTTATCTGGCACCTACACGATCAACACACTCAATAGTGATGTGTTAACGCTTTCCAACCCTTCAGCCGTTAACCCTGATTGGGACGTAATGGCCAGCGAGTATGGCGGATCATCCGATACGTTAACGGTCACGATTAAAGCTCAGAAAGAGCGCTGGGTGGGCTGGATGATTGCGGAGTCGGCAACACCGATCCGGCGAGCAATCTGCAATCTTGTTGCGCTCAATGGTTTGTACGCGGATAACGGACGCCAGCAGTACCGGCGTGACGTAACGGTGCAATTGCATGCCGTACCGCTCGATGAGCACCGCAATCCCACTGGGCCTGAGCAGGTGTTCTATGGAACAGTGCAGGGCTCCGGCACCTCCCGTGCCACGCGAGCGCTGACCATGGACGTGGATCTGGGCGCCGAGTCGTTGCGCTGGCAGTTCCGGATGCTGCGCACCAGTGACTCGGATACTGATTTTGAAGGGCAGGTGGTTGATGAGGTGAAGTGGCGGGATCTGTACGTGGCAGCCCCAGTTGCTCAGCCGCACTTTGGTGATGTGACGACGGTGCAGTCTTCTACCTTCGCAACAGATGGGGCGCTGGCGGTCAAAGAGCGTAAGTTGAACGCCCTGGTAACGCGCAAGCTGCCTAGGCGCGTGGAGGGTTCTACTTTTACCAGTGAGCTTTACCCCACGAATAATGTTGCAGACATCCTCTCGGCCATCAGCCTGGACCCCAAAATGGGCAATCGGACTGCTGCCGAAGTGGATTTTGACAACCTGTACGCGACCGCTGCGGAGATCAATGCGTATTTCGGGGTCGATGTTGCTCAATTCAATTACACAATTGACGCTGACAGCCTGTCGTTTGAAGAGATTGTGGCGATGATTGCCGATGCCGTATTTTGCAAAGCCTACCGTCGGGGCAGTGTGTTGCGACTGCACTTTGAGCGGGAGACGCCCGATAGCGCGATCCTCTTCAACCATCGGAACAAGGTGCCGGGTTCTGAGACACGGACCACGTCTTTCGGGCCAGCTGAGCAATATGACGGGGTGGAGTTCCAGTGGGTCAGGCCATCTGACGACTCTGTGCAGACGATTTATCTGCCGGCAGACCGTACGGCAGTCAATCCCAAGTCAGTGGAATCTGTTGGTGTGCGGGTGCCTGAACAGGCGCACTTCCACGCCTGGCGAGCTTGGAACAAGATCCGCTTCCAGACGGAAGTCACGGAGTTTGATGGGCTGCCCGAGGCCAATTTGTTGACGTTGTCGGAGCGGATTCTGTGTGCGGACAACACCTTGGGCTTCTGCCAGGACGGGGAGGTGGTCGATGTGGATGGCTTGGTCATCGAATTGTCTCAGCCTTTTGACTGGGGTGAAGGTGCGTACAACATCTTCTTGCAGAACGCGGACGGCCTGGTAGAAAGCATCCCGGTATCGAACGGAGGAGGGCGACGTTATGCGCTGCTGGCGCGTGCACCGCGTGTACCGATTGTCACCCAAGGGTACAACCCGACCAACTACATCATCGCGGACGCTGCAGATCGGCGTAGTGCCAGACCGTTTCTTGTGACGGAGAAGGACGCACCGAACGAAGACGGGACCATCTCACTGACCGCGATTAATTACGACGCCCGGTATTACGCGAACGACGCTGATTACCGCGCTTGAACCTTACCTTTTTATTTAACTGAACCCCGCTGAAAGGCGGGGTTTTTTGTTTGTGAGACAGATATGGCCTATATCTCCCCGGAAGAGCTGAGCAACGCCAGTGTGGACGCTGGGACACTTGAGAAGTTTGCGCTTGGCAAAGTTGGTGAGACAAACATCAACCGCGAAGGCAAAGATGTTCAGAACTTGGCGACGATTGCTGATCGTGTGATGAGCCACAGCTCTGCAGTGCCGTATGGCACAAGAGTCGAGCTGGAAGCGGATACGACCAAACCGCGCGGGACCTGGGCAGTCGTAATTAATGACGCAGAGCAGAGTAACAACGGCTATTACCGTCGTGGTGTCGATCGGTGGGGCAAAACTTCATTGCAGCCTGCGACGCAGGCCGAACTTCGACTGTTTGATGGATTGACGGTCAATCGCGGCAAGCCGTTCCCACTCAAAGCGATGAAGCGTGATGGCATTGTTTCTGATAGCAATGGCGCGTGGCTTGGCGCATTTCTGAATGTGCGGGTTGTGGGCGCAAGACCGGGCAAGCTTTATCGAATCTCGTATCTACAAAATGGAGCGCTTCTTAATGGAAGCACGCTTAATAATTGGGTGGTAGAGGAATTTGAGGAGGTAAATTACGAGACTAATTCGGCGCTAGGCTCTGCGCGGATAATCAGCTACGAAGACACAAATCAGCCGCAGTATGACCGAGAAGGAGGTATCCAAACTCTCGTTCTCCAGCCGAAGGGGACATCGTATTCATTTTCGCTGATGCGTGTGATTGTGACGTTGGATGCGCAAGCGCTACCCCCAAGTGGCCGAGCGTTGAACGCGCTCTCTAGCAGTGCTCATGACTGTTGGTCATGGGTGATTGACCCGGCGTGCTATGAACCGTTACTCGATAAGCGGGTTGGAACTTTGCTGAGCAATCAGGGAGTCGTTTACCCAAACAAGCCCAGGAGTCGTGGCGGTGTTACGTCGTCTGCAAATAGCTTTCTGCTGGAATGCATTCTGGACGTTAAGGTGGCTGGGGCCCGTCCAGGCCAAGTATACGGTATCCGTTATTTCAAGAATGGGACGGACTTGTTGTCTGGGCCACCGGATGGTTGGATTATTGAATCTCAAGATGAGACGGCATACGAGCAAAATAGCTCACAAGCCATCAGAGTAATTGACTACGTGCACGAAGCCACACCTGAAATTACTCGGGATGGCATTCAGACTGTGCGATTGGTCTCGCCGCGAGAGGCCGGCCTTGAGTTCGTGATTACGTTGGATACAGACAAGCTTCCCGTCTATGGCACTCCAATCAAAATGCTTGAGGAGGGCGCAGCAGGATACAGTTGGATCATTGATCCATCGTGTTACGTGTATCAGCAATCTAATCAGCCGCTGACTCAGTCGAACCCGCTGATTTACTCGATGGCTGCAAATAACATGATGTCGTTTGTTTGGCGCTCGGGATCTTTTCTGTACCGATTGCGGTTCGGCCCAAACGGGGCGAATAGTCTGCCTAACGTGCGCGGGATCGAGTATGCGCCTCTGGCCCCTGTTCAAGAGGCGGAGTGGACGCTCATTAACGCAGCAGGTACTGATTGGCTTCCACCCATGGTTCTGCGAGCGGTCAACAATGGAGATAGTCATCGGAAGGTGTACACAGGTGGTAATCACGGGGCGGACGGTACTTCTGGCGGTGGTTCGACGGCACGCTGTGTGCTCTTCCAGTGGTATTTAGACGGTGAGCCTGTTGAGATGGGGCGTGCACATTCGGGGGATGTGCAACGAGCAACAGCCGTTATCGTGAACGAGTTAATGGCATATAACACGACGGGCACTGTTGATCCTGTCGCGTTTCCAGCCCGCTATGTTTTGCGCCAGACGTTTGTGGTTGATTTTGTGCCCGGTGCTCTTGAGGTCTTAGCGCATGTAGAGGCGCTTGAGGATGTGGAGATCATGACTGATAACGGTCCCCAAATGGTGTCAGTGGGCTTTCAAGGTGAGCAGGTGTTTGTGGGATCGGGTATTGAACGTGGAGCATTTGATGCGACTCAGAACAGCGGGCCATCGTCTGACACACCGGATTGTTGGGCGTTGGTTTTAAGCAGTGGGGCAGGCCAGCAGGTGAGTTGGGTTGATCGCAGCTATGAGGCCGGGGATGGGCGGTACGTATCTCCCACAGCTGCGTTTATTCGAGGTGGTGGTGCAGAAAACACAAAGATGTACCACGCCATAGTAGCGGCTAAGACAGTTCCTTTTGTTGCTGGTAGTGGCTACCGATGGCGTGGAGGATATGCTTGGCAGGCCCCAGGGTTGGCGATTGATGCGGGGCTTGATTGCAGAATTGACTATCTGCGCGAGGGGCGTTCACACCATGCGTTTGTTAGGCCATCAACTGAGTTTTTTGTAATTCCATAGCTCACGTGCATTTGAATGTGGTTGCCGCCTAAGCGGCTTTTTTTACGTCTGCTGCTTTTGCGGCGCTTCACGGGAGACAGCCATGCCGACCGTACTACACAAGGGGAAGGAATTGGAACCGACAAGCACGGGGACATCGGCTGCTGGTCTAGCCGTCTGGAAAGCGATGGGAGGGATAGCCGGGATGGGAGCTATTGGCGCGGGCTTGGCCACGCTGGTGGTTATGTGCATTCTGCGACCGCGCACGCAATCGGAATGGGTTGTGGGTGTGATCAGTACCGTGGTGGCTTCCATCTCGGGTGGTGCGGCTGTGATCCAGCAGTACGAGCTACATCACTGGGCAAACAACCCTGTGGGCCTAGTGGCCATGCTTGGCCTTGCATTTGCATGTGGTTTGCCAGGCTGGGCTGTGGTGAGGTGGGCTTTTAACTTTTTCGACAAGCGGCGCAAGGCCGATCTGCTCGATGTTATGACGGAACTGCGCGAAGGCGCGGTTGGAGGGAAAACAGAATGAAGTCGTTGTTGAGTTTGATTAAGGGCCTGCTGGCCCTTTTTTTTCGCCCACAGAAAGCAGAGCAGGCCACGCCAAAGCCACAGAAGGCTTCGCCGACGGGCATGTCCCCTGACGGCTTGGCCATTCTGCAGTATTTCGAGAGCTGCCGGTTGGAAGCTTATTGGGATGCTGACGGCAAAGTATGGACCATCGGCTGGGGAGACACGGGGGCAGATGTGGTGAAAGGCTTACGTATCACCCAGGCAGAAGCCGACGAACGTCTGCAGCGCCGGCTGGCCCGTGAGTTCGTGCCTGGTGTTCTGAGGGCCCTTACTCGTCCTGCGAGCCAGGCCCAGCTCGATGCCATGGTGGACTTGGCATACAACATCGGCGTGTCCGCATTTCAAGGTTCTACGCTGGCCCGCTTGTTCAATGCCGGCGACCAGGCCGGCGCGGCTGAGCAATTCCCGCGCTGGAACAAATCAGGCGGCAAGGTACTGCTGGGCTTGCGTCGTCGTCGTGCTGCAGACCGCGCTCGCTTCTTGGGCGCGTCAGGGGCTGAGGCGATCAAGATAGGAGCGGCCATTGTTTAAAGCGCTATGGGGGAAGGTGGCAGGCTGGCTGGGCCTGCTGGGCGGTCTGACCCTTGCCGCTCTGGCGCTGCTGCATGTTGGGCGGCGTCAGGGCAGGGCGCAGGCAGAGCAGAAACAAACAGAGGCGGACATGGCCGCCGTGGAGGTAGGACGTGATGCAGCTGAAACGATTGAGCGCCTGGATGATGATGCTGTGCGTGATCGCGCTCGTAAGCGGATGCGGGACACTCGGGGGCGGTAGCTACTGCGCTGCCGCCCAGCGTCCGTTCCAATGGCGCTTTGATGCCGAGATCGACGGCACGCCGATCAGAGTGTTGCGCTACCTGGAAGCAGAGGCTGAGACTTGGGCGCGGATCTGCAGGAACTAGAATAGGTGCTTACTCAAATTTCAATCTTTTTGAGTTTTTAAATTAAATTTCAGAAAGATTGATTGTTATATTCAAATAGGTTTCCAGCCAATTCTTAGCCCAATCAATCGCTTGTTGTTCTGTAGGGAAAATAGATTGTTCAAAATCAAAGTGCTTTTGGATTGAATATGGGTTGAAGCTGCTAGGTATTGTTTTGGTTACATATAGGATGCCTACGGCATACATGTCCTTCATATGAGGGGAGGGCGATACAAAAACTAGGCTTGGCTTTAGAGCGTGGTTAGAGGGGAAAATCACCTCAAATTTACGAGTCATTTAGTATCCTATATAAGAAAGTTTGTGTTAATTTTGAAGTTGTCATGCGAATATTAAATAATAAGTTCAAGTGTTTTGGCTAAATCTTCGATTAGGCAGGTTTTGACGTGCTACCTCTGGGTTCGGCAGTGACGGCACCAATATAGGGACTAATGTCGATATGAGGTACGATGGATCTGAAACGTATTCAACTGCCAAATTTTTTTTCCAAAAATTAGCTAAATTTTCCTCAGTTCAGCTTGCATATGAGGCAGCGGAATGGTCTGTGTTTGGCGTCTGGTATTTCACCTTGCTCATTTGGCGTGTGACGGGATGACATTGAACTGAAGTTTCAGGCCGCGCAGTGTTCAGTAGCTCCGGCGCTGATTCGACGTTTGCATTTGGAGAAGCCTGTTCCCTTGCCGTGCCAGGCGCTAGGACTAGGGGGCTGCGGCCTTGAATATCCGCCGTACTCCCCCTCGCACCGGCACCTACCACGATGGCAAAATCGTGTTCAAATTCATGTCTCATGACAGACAGCCAAGCCATTAACGCTGTGAAATACACCGATTTTTAGTCTTTGGCATGAATAAAATAGGGCTGTCTGTAGGCAGCCTCGCGTAGTTATTCAAGCGGCTTACTTCTACTGAAATCCGAGTTGGATGAGTAGTACTGCTAGAGAGGTTACTTGAGGACTCTCCAGGGGAGCGACTCAACATAGGGGGCTGTTCTGACGGCCACAGCACACGGATCTTAAGTGGGTGTACAGCCGTTGATTTCTAGGTTGTACTTAACTCTGAAAAGGTCGGGTGTTGTGTATAAACGTCATGTGATTTGGATGGGGAGTAACCATTCGGGTTTAAGCTCAAATGACTGTTTTTTTAGTTGGAGTTCGCCCGGGCGTGTGTTATTGTGTAATTAATGAGGGGTGGTGTTGACAGTATGGAAATATGTCGGTAGGCGCCACCCAAAAAGCTTACTTAAGCTATACGCATCGGTAATAGATGCGTTTTTTTGTCTCTACATATTTGAGACTTACGAAGGAGAGAAGAATGACTAACCAAGTTGAAAGACTGCAACAGGTTGAGGCGATGCTTTCCGAGCGTGGCGTACTAGATGCTAAGTTTTTCTTTGGTCTAGATGCTAGCTCGAAACCCTTGAGCGAAGTGAAAGAAAGCGTTGCTCAGGTTTTGGAAGCTTATTGCGCCGGGAAGTTTACTGATTTTCGAGGTATCGACGATCGATACTTGGCGCAATAG